TTACGGATATTGTGGGCCTCATCTACTGCTCCGCTTCTTGGTAGCCAATACATAATCTCTCTGTCAGTCCAACTGTTGTCTGGATCATCGGTAGTGAGGTTTTTGCGCATGAGATTATTCTCTAGATTGATTAGTAAGGGCGCCTGGTTTAGCTAAACCTCTAGGTTCTTGATGGGCAAATTCTCCCGCCTCTTTATGGCGCTTATACATTTCGTGATAATCAGACCAAGAAGATCCTGGGCTAGTAGTGGGATCAGAGGTGCCGTGAAAGGTCTTATGACTTATTGGTTTTCCTTTAACGCCCTCAGAAGTTAAATGATGCTCTAACTGCTCTGGAGTAGAGCCCTCAAGTTTTTTCCCTTTTTTAGTAGTAACTGAGTATTCATGAGAAATGTGTTTTTGTTCTGG